ATAAAGCGCTGATCGGTGGAGTTGACGAGACTACAGGCTATCCCGTCGTTGCACTTTACTATACTCCAGATACAACTAATGTAATTATTAGAGTTCGTTATCAAGTAGCAATAGCGACTTGGGCGGAGGCTAACGATAGCGATTCGTTTATGAAGTTGGGCATACCACAAACTGGAGAAAGTGCGTTAGTCTACGGGGCGACTAAATTATTTCTACAAGAAAAAGGTGACGAACAAGGAGCACAACGAGAAGCGAACGAACTTGAACGTGCTATTGTTTTAATGAAACGTCAAAACTTATTGCAACAAGGTAATCGCAGATATCTTTCTTCGGACGACGACACAGACTTTACTGTAAGAACTGATACGTCGTTAGTTGTTGAGGTTGGCTAATGCCTATACAAGCTCAAACCGTTCAATATGGTCCGTGGAACATGGGGGTAAGATACGATGTCCCTGCTGAAGATGTCCCTGCAAATGGCCTACATGGAATGGAGAATACTCGACTAACGCAATCTGCAGCGATTGAACGTGCGTTGGGAACTGCAAGCTATGGAAGTCAATCTGCTATTAGCGGGACTCCGACGTTAACTGCCTGCGGAGAGTTTCGGGTTCCTGGAGGATCTGAGCAAGTGTTTATTGTTGCGGGCGATACAATGTATCGTTACAACTCAGGGTGGTCTGAGATTATGCCTTCGTCGGGTGTTACCATTACAGCGGGTGACGACAATACATTTGAATGGTGCAGAGCGTTTAATACGTTGGTATTAACAAACGGGGTAAATGGTCCAATCAAGTGGGTTGGAGGTTCAAGCGATTGTGCTGCATTAGATGTCGATAGTCGTTTCACAACAGCAGAGCATTGTGCGTTTTTCGACAACAGAGTTTGGATGGCAAACACAAACGCAAACAAAGACCGTGTTTGGTATTCTGACATAGGTGATCCTGAAACGTGGGGAGCTTCAAGTTTTTTTAATTTCGGTTCGCCAGTTACAGGAATACAAACTGTTCAAAATTCTTTAGTTGTTCATACGGAAGATTTTATAAGCGTTTTGATTCCTACAGGAAACGCAACGATACCATATCAACAACAACAAAAAACATCTACTGACCCACGCAACCCACAACATGGTGGAAGTATTTCTGGTCGAGCAATAGTAACTATTCCAGGAATGAATGCTCAAGTATTTCCAATGGAAGACGGAATATATATGTGGTCTGGTGGAGAAGTTATTGAAAAAGTTTCTTATGCGTTAGACGTTTATTGGGATAAAATAAACAAAAGCAGACTTCACCAATCTCACGCAGTTTATTTTGCGGATCAAAACGAGGTATGGTTTTGGATACCTTATAACGATTCGACAAATAGTTATAGTGCCACAAACATGAACCATATTGTGGTTATGTCGCTAAAAAACAGGTATCAAGATGAAAATACAGGAGAAGTTAGGTTTGCTTGGTATGGTCCTTTAACGGGAGCGACTACAACATTTGAAAGAAATTGTTCGGCAATAATTTCTGACAAACCTCATGCGGGGACTTTTGGTGGTAAATTATTAGACCATCAACCTTCAAATACTTATAACCATGAGTCTGTTGCTTATAACAGTAATTTTGAAACTGGAGCACCTGCAGCATTTGGGGGGTCGATTGATTTACGTTGGCTTTATGCAAGGACGTATTACGACGGGTTAGGAGATTATGAACTAACGATAGATCAAGATTCCCAAGGAATCTCTGGTAGTTCAGGGAAGATATCTACTACTGGAGGTGGAGGTTCTTTTCCTTTTGTTTTAGATGCGGATACTGTAGGGACACTTAGGATGGTTTCAAAAGATATAGACTTGAGTGGTTACGATGCTCATTCAAGTTTAAAATTTACAAACAATGAAAAAGATCAACCGTATCGTGTGCGTAGGACGTTGTTGCAAGCAAAAGTCTTAGGACTTCATAGAAAACCAAAGGCGGGAACTTAGAATGGCATATATAGCTCCAGGTGCATTTGCAGCTCAAGAGAGGGCAAAACAAAGAAACAATAAACGAACAAAACCATTTGTCCCTCCAGGACAAGAAGCTGCTATTGAAAGAAACAAACAAAGAAGAACGATTGAGGACGCTGTTGGTATTGGCACATCTGGTCAGATACAACAAGCGGTAGGGGACTTTGGTCAAGCTACCATTCAAGGTATGCAACAGGTAGGCGGTGCTACTCAATTTCAACCAAAGACACCTACGTTGAGTGCGTCGGCAACAGGGGCTATAGGAGGTACTAATCCCACTGATGAAGCTATGAGATTGGCTCAAGGTGGAGCTACTCCTCCAAATGAGACTACTATTAATCAATTTACTCTTCCTAAAGTTACAGGGGCAACTCTTCCACAAACTCAACCTGCCAATTTATCTCAATTAGCGGATCAGCAATTACAAAGTGCGATACAGTCAGGAACTGGTGCAGGTGCTTTTTTAGGCGGGCAAGGAACATTAGATACGGCTGTTGAACAAGCTAAACAAAGAGAAGCGTTAGGGCGCGAGTTTGGATATACTGACCCTACAGGGCAAAGGGGTTCAGGATTAATAGGTCAAGCTGAAGATGTTTTACGTGGTCGGTTGCAAGGTGGAGAAAATCCTTTAGTAAAACAACAAAGAGAAGATTTCTTGCGTCGTTCGGAACAAGAAGAAGATGCGTTGATGCAACGACTAAGTAGTTTGGGAGTTTTACGAGGCGGTGATACTTCCGAAGCTCTTGGAGATTTTATTGGGCAACGTGAGAGAACATTAAACGATATAAACGCTTTGGGTTATGACATGCAGACCCAAGCACTTCAAGGTGCGTTAGGATTTCAAGGTAGACGAGATGACTTAGGGTTAGCAGAAGAAGGAATGCGTCGTCAAGCAGTGCAAGATTTAGCTTCATTGGCAAATCAACAAGCTGCAATGACTGCTGCACGACAAGATGTAGCAAGAGGATTAAGGTCTGATGCTTATGGTCGTCAATCTCAATTAGACGATTTAGCTACCGCAGGTTTATCAAGAGAGCTTGCACAACGAGGTGACGTAAGATCAGAGCAAGCGTTAATAGGATCAGAAGGTCGAGCAGAAAGAGCAGAAGATAGAGCACTGCAAGCGTTAATGGGATCAGAGGGTCGAGCGGAAAGAATGTTGGATTCTGATTTAGCTACCGCAGGGTTGTCGAGAGACATAGCGACAAGCGCCGAAGGTCGAGCTTTGGGTGCAGAAAATCGTTTAGACCGATTAGCACAACAAGAAATATTAGATCGTATTTTAGGAAGAGATATTTCTGGTCGTCAAACTGACATGCAAGCAGAAAGACAAGCAAGAGAATTAAGTTTGGCAAGGGCTGCTGATGAACGAGCAGAGAGAGCATTAGAATCTCAATTAGGGTTAGCAGGGGCTGCTGATGAACGAGCAGAAAGAGCATTGCAACAAGATATTCTTGGTCAATCGTTAGCTCGACAAGCCACAAGAGCGGGAATGACAGGAGAGTTTGAAGGGCGTGACACGTTGCAGGGTCTTGCTGCAAGAGGGGCAGAAGAAAGGGCTGAGAGGGCTTTAGCAGAAGACTTGAGGACTTCAGGTCTTGCAAGAAGGTTAGCTGAAGCAGAGGTTACTGGAGAACTTGAAGGAGAAGGATCTGCACCTGCTCGTCGGACTCAAGCTGCATTACGTCAACAAGCAGAACTTGCTGCGTTGGCGGGAGGAGAAAGTCGAGCAGAGCGTCAACTTCTTTCTGCTTTAGGTTCTCAAGACTTACAAGATCGAATAGCCCAAGCGGGCGTTACGGGAATGTTTGAAGGTGAAGGATCTCAACGTCCTCAACGTTCAATGGCACTACAAGCATTAGAAGCGGAACAAGCGTTGCGGGCAGATGAGTTTGATCTTAGAAGAAGATTAGCTGAAGCAGAGCAAACGGGAAGATATGCTTTTGGAGATGAAGCTGATGAGTACGCTTCAAGGCGAGGGGAAACAACAAGAGCATTAGAAGCAGACCGAAGAGCAGAACAAATGTTAGAGTCTGATTTAGAAAGCAGAGATCTTCAGCGTCGTTTAGCTGAAGCAGGGCAAACGGGTAGATTTGTTTTTGCAGACCCAAGAGATGAAATTGAGTCAAGGCAATTAGGTGAAACAACACAAGACGCTGAAGAAAGAGCTTTCCGTAGGCAGTTAGCTGAAGCGGGACTTACTGGTACATTTGATGGAGAAGATACTCTCCAAAGACAATTAGCAGAAGGAGAGTTGTTAGGGGAGTTTGATGGTGAAACTACATTGCAACGTAGATTAGCTGAAGCAGATCGAACGGGTAGGTTGGCAATGGACCAAAGGGAGAGAGAAGAGATGATGAGGGGTGTATCTACTCAAGATTATTTTGATAGATATTTAGACAGGCAAGCTACAAGAGCGGGAATGACGGGTACGTTTGAAGGACGCGATACAATACAAAAAGAAGCGTTAGACTCTGATTTAGAAACTCAAGATTTAGCGAGAAGGTTATCGGAGGCAGAAGCTACTGGAAGATTTGATGTTGACGGAATAACGCAAGATACAATGCAAAAAGAAACAATGGACTTTGAAAGGGATAGGAGTAGAATAGGTTCAATGTTAGCTGCAATAGATCTTTTAGATCCAGATTCTGATAAATATAAAAGCATTGTAAAAGAATTAGGAGATACAGTTTCGGCTACAGATTTTAAAAACAGAATGCGACAATTATTAGCAGGTAGAGACGCTTCTCAATCAATCAATTTGCCTAATCTTGGAGGTCTTGATCTTAGCAATCTTGACTTAGAGTATTTAAGAAGACTTGGATCAGGCCAAGCAGGGTAACCCGATTTAAAGGAAAAGCAAAAATGACAGGAGCCGAATTAGCATTAATAGCTTCAGGCGTTGGAACAGTTGCCAATATAGGGGCGGGGTATTTTGGTGGTAAAGATGTTAAGAAAGCCAATAGAGAAAACCGTCGTCGAGCAGCAATGTCTAACCTTATTAGGTCTTTTGGTGTAGACCATAGACCCGTCCAACAAGATGTTGAGCTTGGAAAAACTACAAGGCTCCTTCAAGGTATAGGGAAAGGTGCGAATACTATTGGCACTGGATTAAATCTTTATAATACCATGAAAGGGCAAGCATTAGCAAGGGAATCAGCAAAAAAAGCTGACGAGCTAAGAGGGTTACAAATTGACGAGCTAAGAAGAGCTTCAAGAGCAGAAGAAGGTGCGAGGGCTGCATTAGGAGCAGGTATGACTTCAGATCGACTTCCTACTCCTGATCCTATGTCTATAAGGGGAACTGCTTCTGAGGGTTTCACTTCTAACATTCCAAGATATAACTTTGATGATGCTCCGTCTCTTAGGACTTTGGGTAGAAGCAAGACTCCATCTCTTGATGTTTTAGGTGAAATGGTTACAAAGAAGACTCCTTCTGTAACAGATGCAACTGAAGGTTTAGTAGAAAAATTAACTTCTTTAGCTAAGATGCGTTCGGATCAAGGGCTTACTGGGGATGGAACTCGTATAACTCCTCGGATGCAAGGACCAGAAGACTTTGGGTTTGATCCTGGGTCTATTGAGTCTTTGTCTTTCTCGGCTACAATGGCTGAAAGGTTGGCTAAAGAACAAAAAGAATTAGCAGATCTTGAAAACACAAGAGCAGACACAGCATATAAAAACATGTTAGCCAGTAAAGATCCAAAACAATTAACTGCGGTACAACAAGCTCAACTGGATCTTGCGTCGAGAGAGCTTTTGTATAACTCTTTAAAAGAGGGGATGCCAAATTATATTTATGAAACTTTGGGAGAAGGTACGTGGGAAGAATTTTCAGCAGACCCCTCAATCGAACAATCTTTAAAAAAATTAACTCCAACAGAAATCCAAGGATTACAAAATAATTTTCAATCTGCACAAAAAGGATGGGCAGAAGTATTAGATAAAGACACAAAAGACGTTTTACGTTCAGACATAAAGCCATTGCTTGATAAAGATCAGTTGTTTAAATATTCTGGGGG